AGGCCCGGTGTCGAGCCTGTTACCTGGGTTTGGGCAGTGCCTTGCGTTGGCGCTGACTGACGTAGCGGGTGCCCTTGACCTTGCCGATGATCAGATCGATACGCGCATCGATCTCGGCCCTGGTCATCTGGCGCAGCTCTTCTAGCCGGTAGCCGTTTCGGACAAAGGCATGTTCGATTCGTCGCCAATCGGCATTGCCGCGCTCGGCGGCGCGAGCTTTTTTTCCAGCTCGGCATCGGCGTCGGCGATGAGGGCCAAGTCGCTCTCGGTCAGTTCGCCCAGGAGTAACTCAGTTGTCAGCGCCTCGGCTGGGATTTCGCCCAGGGACAGCAACTGGCGGCGGTAGACCTCAAGTGTGATCAGTTGGAACGGCGCACCAGGATGCAGCTCCTGCGCGGCGACCAGGTCGCCCGCAACAGGAACGCGCAAAGTGAAGGTCTTATGGCGTAGACCAGAGTAATAGACACCCATCTGGAGTTCTCGGGTGATGCTCAGTCCTTCCCAGCGCTTGTTTGATTGCTCGGTCATCGTGTTATTCCGTGTAATAGTTGAGAGCAGCAATGGTTAGGTCGCGGGTGGCTTCACCTTCAACCTGGTACTTGCTGCCCATCTCGACTAAGGAGCAGCCAGTCCACGTCTGACGCTCTCCGCCGCCGTCCTGGGGATAGATGGTCAGCTTTGCGTCGATCAAGGCTCGCCAATCAGGCTCGCCTTTCTTCGGAATAGGCACAGCGATTTTCAGGTCGTGTTCTTCAATGCCCTTCGCGGTGCCGGTGGGTTTGCCAGTGCGATTCATCGTCTTGACGATCTTGCGCCCTGTCTTGAGGGTCGGCTCTACGCTAGTTACCTCGTAGTCCGTACCGTTGATCTCCAGGACAATCATCCCTACATAGTTGTCAGCCATTTAAAATCACCTCTTACAAGAGCAGGTCGATGCAACCGGCAAATACATGCAGGCCGTTAACAACATCGGCGGGAATGGAACTGTTAAGGCGGTTCGCGTCCTGGGTCGAACGCTCCACCACAAGCCCGGTCGCGTTGGCCTCGACCTCTTCGACGATCTCCAGCTCCTGCGCTTTGAGCAGCACGTCCAGTAGTTCGCCGCGTACCGCTTCGGGGGTTTTCTTCGAAAGCTTGGAGCGCGGGAAGCGCAGGCGAATACGGTCACGGCAGGCCATGCGGATGTAATACAGCGTGCGGATGGTGGTCAGGTCCAGTAGCGACACGTCCGTAGCGCCTGCCGCAGACTTGGTGTATGTGGTCACGGCGCGGACGATCTGAATGACATCACCAGCCGCGACTTCCAGCGGCGTGACACCGTTCGCCAGAGCGGTTTCCTGCTCGGTGCGGCCGAGACGTTGAGTGATGGGCGGTACTTTAATCCCGGCCAGTTCCAGTGTGTTCAACGGCCGCGCTGGATCTTCTTCCGAGGCGATCATCGCGGCGTAGGCAGCGGCCACCTGGTGCGCTTTCGATGCAGTGCCTGGCAACACAGCCAGACTGATCGCGCCGGAGTTCAGCGACGTAGCCAAGGTAGTTGCGGCGGACAGCGTGCTGGTCAAGGCAGAAACACCGATAATGCCTTGCTGCTCCATCGAGTTGGTGTAGACCTTGATGTGTTCGCGCAAGGCGGTCAGTGCCGTAGTGCTGTTCCAGGCCGGGACCAAAATGGTAAACCCACCCAGCGCGGTCGCGTCCAGTGCAGGCTTGATGTCCGGTTCTACTTCGCCCTGGACGACCACTCCCACGGCCGACACGGCGGCGTAACGATAAGCCGTGATAAAAGCATGGGCCATTTCTTCGGCGATGGATCCTCCGAACAAGGCTTTTGCTTCCGGCGCACTGTAGAACTGTGTCGGCACATTGGCCGCGACGGTTGCACCATCACCCAAGGGAACGATCAGACACACGCTTTGCTTGTTGGTCGGCAGGTTCCGTTGTGCCAGGCTGGTGTTGAACTCCATGTAAACACCCGGCTTACGGATAGACGCCGGGATCGTGTCGAATTCAATGCTCATTCAGTGGACTCCTGTGCGGGTTGTTTGGCACTGACACGCGGTTTCTTCACGGTCAGCAGCTCCTGCGCCGCCACACGGCGCCGGTAGTAAGAGGTGTCCGGCACGTCGACTGCCTCGGCATCTTCGATGTACGTGTACGGATCGTTTTCCCTGGGCACCCGATGACCAGGTGCAGCTTTAACGTGCATTACACGTCCCTCAATTCGATTTTGTCGGTGGCCACTGACTCGGGGTTTTCCGATGGGGTGTGGTATTGCAGGTCGATCCCAAGCAGATCTGGCAGATCAAGCTCAGGTTTTTTCCAGTCCAGCTCGATGACGAATGACTGCCCCAGGACAGACATGTGGTCACTCTCAAACTTGCCGTTGACCAGGTTGGAAAGCTCGGTCGGACGGATAGCTGCGCGGTCTGTCCAGGGTTGCCACTCCACCAGCTGGTGCATGCAGGCTTCCCACAGGTCGTAGCTACCTATGTCCTTCGGGCCGCTACCGCGCCGGGTTTCCCGCTCGCCACGGGGATGCCGTGTGACAATTACCAGGCGGAAAGTAATCGGCACTGTGTAGCGATCATGACTACGCCGCTGAAACATCACCTTGGGCACCATGACCAGAACGGCTGGACAGCGCTTGAGCAACCCAGACAACAGGTCCGGGTCGCTCAGTTCACCGCCGTAGCTTTCCACTACCAAGCGCGGGATCTTGGCGACCAGCTCCTTCAGGCGCGCCTCAATCAGATCCTCCAGTTCGCCCAACATCAGAGCGACCTCAACGTGGTGCGAGACATGAGCCGTGGCTGACTGGTGAGCTGCATGCCCGACCGGCCCGCCTCGGCGGCACCACGTTCCTTGTCTTCCTTCGCTAGGGTCTCAAGGCGCTTGATTACATCCTTGTAAAGCACCCGCACCGTCGAATCTTCCTTACCAGCATCGTCATACAGGTGGTAACGGGCGATCTCGGCCAGATCATCGACCACCCAGTCCGGGGCGTCCTCGCCAACAGGGCGAAAGCGCAGGTAAAACGAAATCTCACTGCGCGCCCGAGTCACGGCATCGGCAATCCGTGCCAGAGTCACAACTGCAATTGCCACATCTTCCGCATCCCAACTATCCAGTGGCTCGCCAGCAGCGGCAGCCACCAACAGTTCTGGCTCAATCGTCCGCTTGTCATCAGGAACAGCTACCTGAGTAATGTCACGGGCGCCGAAGCGAATCAGAAGTTGAGTGGCGGACGGCAGTGAGAGGTTCATTTACCTTCGCCCTCAACCTTGGTCGCCTTGGTTTTTCCGGTTTTGGCTGGCGGTTTCGATGCCTTTGCCTTGGCGTCTTCACGCGCCTGATCTTCCTGGAGCGCGTCGCCCCAGAGGGAGTCAAGTGCTGCGTCAGTCGCTGCTGGCTCAATGGCTACTGCACGCGCCCGGTCTTCCAGGAGGGCATCGTCCCAAAGGGAGTCAAGGTTGCCCGCCACCGAGGCTACGGGCAAAACCACTCCATCACCCAGCGCTGTAGCGTTTGCTTCAAACGTCTGCGACTGATGATTTTGTGTGGTGCCGGGCGCTTTCGATACATCGACTTCCTGGAAGCTTTCATCGCGGCGGTCCTGTACCTGGTCTAATTCATCCTCCTCATAAGCGAGGATCAACTGAGGCTCTTTTGACAGAGCCCGCAACTGCGCTTCCGAAAAGAAGTCATCCGGGTAACGCGCTGCCGTGCTGGAGTGCGCGATGCCACAACGGCGGAAACCGTCATGTTTCGAGGTGACCACGATGGTCATGACGCCCCCTTAACCCAGCCAGGCCGGTGCAAGTACTTCGGCGGTGCCAGCCCATTCATTGCCGTTGTCCGCATCCTTGACCAGGATTTTGCGAGCAGCGCCTTCCAATTGCGATGGAACGACCAAAAGGCCGGGGTTAATACCCAGAGGGCGACCACCATCGGCCTTGAAGTTCTTCATGGCAGCACGGGCCAAGCCGTAGTTTTCAGCCGTCAGCGGGGCTTTGGAGCAGTAAGCAAACTGCCAGAAGCCGAAGCCGACGTTCACACGCGCATCCACGCCATAGCGGTATTCGTCGCGCATGAAGACACTTTCATCGTCCATGGCAGTCATGGCCTTCAGATCGTAATTGCGACGGTTCTGAAAGATGATGGGCTTGAGTGCACGGCTGACATCGAGCAGATACCAGGCCGGACCTGTTCCGTCCTGGTAGTTGCTGACGGACACAGCGTCGCCGGTCGCGTCAGTGGATGGGTACACTGGATGATCGGTGTCGAAGAAGTACTGGCCGTCGTAACAGGTGGTGGTCAAGCCAGCTTTCAGCAGCGCGAATACCAGCTCGTCAGGGTGTGCGCTGGACGCACGGCCCATTTCGGCAAACAGCGGCTTGTAGACGCCGATCTCGTCGTCTTCGAT